TCTATTAAAGCAAGAGCCTCTAATTGTGTACAGAAGTTCTACATCAGGCTCTTACGATAAGTTTGATAAGTCTAAGCAAAAATCAGCAACACTAGGCAAAGGTGTCTATATGTTTGATAACGAGAAAGGCGCTAATGATTGGGTAGGTGGAAATCTACAGAAGATTGAATTACCTTACGATTACATGGAAAAATCAATCAATTTGGGAGATGGTGGTCAGTCAGACTTCGTTACTAAAACATTCAAGAAGATTGAAAAGGAAGTAGATTTTAAACTAGACCTTGATGATGACGGTATTGACGTATATCCTGAGTTAGTAGATAAGTTAGGCACTGACAAGGCTCAAGCATTACTATTAAAGCATGGCATCTATGGAAACAGAAGAGATGGTGAACTTACTACTTTCAACGTAGATGACGCTAAGATTATTTCAACAGACAAGAAAAAACCTAAGAAAGGTTTATTAGACTAGGAGACATTATGAGTGATGGAATATTAGACTTAATAGCCGCACAAGCAAAAGAGAAGCCTGTTGACAATATGTCAGCAATATATGAAGACGAGCCTAACATGAGTTGGTTAAAGGGTCTTTTAGGTTTTGATAACCAATACAGTCAACCGACCTTCTTTGGTCAAGATTCAGTATCAAAGTTCGGTAAGTCATCAGATTACCCTAGGTTTAGAACTTATGAAGATGAGAAGAGGTTTAAACAGTCAATGCCTCGTAAAAAAGATTACATTATTGAACCAGGGTATGTAAAGACAGGTCCTAAATCATGGGATGTTGTTTGGAACGAAGGTGGATTCGATGAGTTAGCTTATGACCATGCAAAAATGAAAGCTATTGAAGAGTACGCAAACCGAGATAGAGTTCCTTATCAAGAGCATTATGGTGTTTATAAATAACATTACCACACAGCATACAAATAGGGATATAATGAAACTATGGCTATAAATACGTTTACTACATTAAAAACAGCAATAGCAGACTTCTTAAACAGAGACGACTTAACATCGGCTATCGAGAACTTTATTGCATTAGCAGAAGCACAGATTAACCGAGACATTCGACATTGGAAGATGGAGACTCGTGCTAGTGGTCAACAAAGTGCTAATGATGAATATTCACAGATACCTGCTGATTGGATGGAGACTATTAGGTTTCATGTCACAGATAATGGCACATCGCCTCTTAATCTAATCTCTAGAGCGGCTATGGCAGACAAGAGAGCATCTAATAATGATGCTGTAGGAACGCCAACACATTACACACACGCAGATGGTCAATTTCAGTTTTACCCAACACCATCTGCTGAAACAAACACAGAATTACTTTACTACGCTAAGACACCTGCTCTTAGTGCGAGTAATGCTGATAATTGGCTTTTACTAGAAGCACCTGATGTATATCTCTACGGAGCGTTATTACATTCAGCACCGTATCTAGGTGAAGACGCGAGAATCGCTGTATGGGCGCAGATGTATTCTGCTTCCGTTGCACGATTAAATGAAGTATCTGAAAGCGCTAGATTTAGTGGTTCAGGTTTAAAACTTAAAATAAGAGGTCTTGGTTAGACCTAATAGGATAAACAAATGTCATTTACTAACTTTTTAGAAACAGAAATCTTAGACCATGTGTTTGGTGGTTCAGCTTACACAGCACCTACAACTTTATACTTGGCTTTATACACAGCAGCACCAGGTGAGACAGGTGGTGGTACAGAATTATCAGGCAGTGCTTATGCTCGTCAAACTGTAGCATTTACTACATCAGGCAACACCACTTCAAATAATGCGGCAGTTGAATTTCCAACAGCAACAGCTTCTTGGGGTTCAGTTACTCATGTAGGTGTATTTGATGCGGCTACAGGTGGCAACCTAATGGCTTACGCACCACTAACAATTGCTAAAACTATTGATTCTGGCGATGTATTCCGTATTCCGAATGCTGACCTAGATATTACTCTAGACTAATGTTATACAATCAGTGGAAATACAATAGAGCTAAGTATTCCACTGCTGACCTAGAAGACGGTACAGCGCCTATAACAGCTACTAGCTCGTCAACTTGTAATGCTTATGTGTTTCAATATGTAGAGGGTAGCGCTCAGTGTAATGCCACTGCAACATCTACATCGGATAGCCAAAAAGTAAGAGAGTCAGGCTCATTAGTTATGGGAGACTCAGTAGTATCAGTCGTTTATGTTCGTAAGCGCAATACTACAATGATTTCTTACGCTCAGAGTGGCTCTTCAAGTAGTTGTGTAAGGGTAGTTGATGCTAGTGCTACATCTAATGTTAGTTCTGCAACATCTAGTTCATCAGAGAGAATTAGAGAGTCTGATTCTACTAGCGCAGCGACAAGTTCGATAACTTCTAATGCTTCAACTACCTACACTACAGGCGCTATTATTACTAACACTGCTACAACTTCTTGTACTAGCAACAGAGTTAAGCACTTTACTGTAAATTTATTAGGCTCTTCTGCGACATTTACGATTGGTAGAGAGAAGTGGGAAGTTGTTTCACCTACAGGCACTACTTGGTCTACAATATCAGAGACCTCACAAACTTGGACAAAAATAGCAGCATGAGTTTAATACCACTACAATTACCACCAGGCGTATATAGAAATGGAACTGATTACGAAGGCTCTAATCGTTGGAGAGATTCTAATTTAATTCGTTGGCATGATAGCTCAATGCGTCCTGTTGGTGGATGGACTACAAGACCAACTACAGGTGATTCTATTTCAGGTACTTGTAGAGGAATGATAGGTTGGGTAGATAATAGTGACAATTCAAATTTAGCAATTGGTACAAATACTAATTTGTACTATGTAAGTGAATCAGGCACTACATCAGATATAACCCCTACAGGATTTACAACAGGCGATTCAGATGCTACCGTAAATACAGCTTATGGCGGTAACTTCTACGGTACTGCTAATTATGGTCAAACAAGACCATCTTCAGGCGTATATCAAGAAGTAACAACATGGTCATTAGATAATTGGGGCGAATACCTAATAGCAATGACATCTGATGATGGAAAGTTGTACGAATGGCAGTTAAACCCTTCTAATCCCGCAGCAGTTATCACTAACGCGCCTGTAAATAATAGAGCAATGATAGTAACAGAAGAACGCTTTATCTTTGCTTTAGGGGCAGGTGGAAACCCTAGAAAGGTTCAATGGTGCGACAGAGAGAATAATACTGATTGGACACCAACTGCTACGAATGAGGCAGGTGACTTTGAGTTACAGACAACAGGCGCTATTATGTGTGGTGTAAGAATGAGAGGAAGAACTCTAATCTTAACTGACAATGATGCGCATATAGCCACATACCAAGGACCACCGTTTGTATATAGCTTTGAAAGAGTAGGTACAGCATGTGGAACAGCATCAAGAAAATCATTAATAGCTATTGATGAGGGTGCGTTTTGGATGGGCAGAAGAGAGTTTTATATGTTCGATGGCTCTGTAGCTAAAGAAGTGCCATGTGAAGTATCAGACTATGTATTTGATGATATTAATTCAGACCAAATTACTAAGGTATATGCGGTACATAACTCTCAGTTTGGTGAAATTTGGTGGTTCTATCCATCAGCAGATTCAAATGAAAATAACAGATATGTTGCTTTTGACTATAAAGAAGGGCATTGGGAAATTGGCACATTAGAAAGAACAGCAGGAATTGATAACGGTGTATTTAGAAATCCTATTTGGATTGATTCATCTAATGATATTTACAATCATGAAACAGGCTACACGCACTCAGGCTCAACCGTATTTGCTGAATCAGGACCTATTAGTTTAGGCAACGGTGACAACATTATGCGTGTTAATAAGCTAATACCTGATGAAAGAACACAAGGGCAAGTACAAGCTAAGTTTAAGACTAGGTTCTACCCTAACGACACAGAAACAACACATGGTGCTTATGCATTATCAAACCCAACTTCAGTTAGATTTAGTGGCAGACAAATCAGAATAAGATTAGAAGGTACAGGTAATGATAATTGGCGAGCAGGTGTTATGCGAATAGATGCAATGCCTGGGGGTACTAGGTGAGTACACCTTTACCACCACCACCTTTAGGCGATAAGTGGAATGCTTGGGGCGAAAGGCTTAATTCTTGGCTAACTACAACGCGTGATAAGCTAAGATTTTTAATAGGTGGTGAATCAGCATCAGAAGATGGTATTTTGATGTGGAATCCAAATATTACTAAGCCTGTAGTTTCTATTGATGGCGTATGGACACCTTTTGGATTAGGTAGTGGTACTAATAATGGCTCTCACGCTTACGTCTACAGCACAACAAGCCAAACAGCAAGCTCTATTAATACACCTTATGGCATTGAATGGGATTCTATAGGTGCGAATAATAACATCTCTATAAACGCTAGCGACTCTACTAGAATTGATTTTGCTAAAGGTGGCACGTTCTTTATTAACTTTCACGCAACAGCATCATCTTCAAATTCTTCAACAAAGACTTTGTATTTCTTTCCTGAGATTAACGGTGTTGTCTATGAAAACACTACTATCATTACAACTTTACATGAAAACGGGCAAAAGAAAGTTAGCTCTCGTAACGGATTGTTTACAGTAAGTGCTGGTGATTATTTACAAGCAATGTGGGCAACAACTGACATAGAAGGATGGTTAGAACAAAATAGTGCAACAGCTTTCGCACCTGCTACACCTTCTGTTACCATGTCTATTGTAGAGGTTTCAACATGAATGTTAAAGAAGATTTACTAAGATGTAAAGAGTGGATTCAATCTGCCTTGGATAAGGGTGGCGACACACATTCTTTTATCGATGTTGTAGAAGGTGTATTAAGTGGACACATGCAACTTTGGAGCGGTGAAAAAGGCTGTGCGGTAACAGAGATTGTATGTTATCCTAATAAGAAAGTCCTACACGTCTTCTTAGCAGGTGGGAAACTTGAACAAATTACAGATATGCACGCTGATGCGGTAAAATGGGCTAAGGCTCAAGGGTGCGATGGAATGACCCTATCAGGAAGAAAGGGTTGGTTAAAAATATTAAATAAAGACGGTTGGAAAGAACAACAGGTCGTAATGGCAAAGGAGTTTTGATATGAGCGGTGGCGGTGGAAAAGGCGGAAGCCAAACACAGGTAACGGAAATCCCTAAGTGGATTGAAGAGCCTTCAATTAGAAATTTGGCTAGAGCTGAGACAGCACAAAAGATAGGATATATGCCTTGGCAAGGTCCTGATGTTGCAGCATTTAACCCAACACAACAGATGGCGATGCAATCTAATATGGATGCCGCTTCAGCTTTCGGAATAGTACCTCAAGGCACACAAGCACTTCAAGGTCAACCACAAGCACAAACATTTGCAGGTGGTATGCAAGGTTACAGCTCTATGCCATTATACGAGCAAGCATTAGCAGAAACTAAAGCGAAGCAAGGTGCTGATGTTAACCAATATAACAAGCTATTCGTTTAGGAGAATATTATGGCAGGTGGACCACAAGCAGGCGGACAACCGCAAAACATTAACACTCTAGCGGCACAAGGTATTAAAGGCGCAGGCATGGGTACAGCTCAAGCCATGGGTTATCAACCTCAACAAGTACAGGCAGGTCAATTAGCAAACACTAGTATGACACCTTACATGAACCCTTACACTACTGAAGTAATTAAGGCTAATGAGGCTGACATTTTACGTGGTGCTAATCAAGGTTTAGATATGTTAGGCGCTCAAGCTACAGCAGCTAATGCGTTTGGTGGTTCTCGTCATGGTGTTGCTATGGGTGAGATGGGTAGAGATGTAGCATCACAACTTGCTCAATCATCTGCTAACCTTAGACAACAAGGCTACACACAAGCACAACAAGCGGCACAGAGTGACATTGGTACTCAAATGCAAGCACAGTTAGCTAATCAGCAAGCAGGTTTACAAGGCGC